GGAAGCCAGGGTACTGCTGGAGCACAAGGCATACAAGGTGTAGTAGGCACACAAGGCACTGCTGGTAATACCGGCGCACAAGGAACGATTGGCATACAAGGATTACAAGGTATTATTGGATTGCAAGGTACTGCTGGTAACAACGGAAACAACGGATCACAAGGTACTACAGGTGCAACAGGTAGCCAAGGCAATCAGGGTAATCCGGGTAATACCGGTAGCCAAGGTACCACTGGCTCAACTGGTGGAACTGGTAGCCAGGGTGCCACAGGCCCAAGCACAGCGATCAATGCCACAGCAGTATCAACTGGTACGTTCTATCCGGTATTTGTTGCCTCAGCCGGATCAAACCAGACTCCGAGCATACGAACCACTGCTACAGCATTCAGCTTCAATGCCGCGACCAACGTGCTCACGGTCACAGCAACCACAGCACAGTACGCTGACTTGGCAGAGTGTTATGCAGCCGACGCCGATTATGCTCCAGGCACTGTGGTAGTGTTTGGCGGCACAAACGAAGTCACCATCAGTGATACTGCAAGTAATCCTGCGGTAGCTGGCGTGGTCAGTACCGAACCGGCCCACTTGATGAATGCATTCCAACCGGGCCGAAACATAGTACCAGTAGCTTTGGTCGGGCGTGTACCTTGTCAAGTCACAGGCACAATCACCAAAGGTGATCGTTTGGTAACCAGCTCCATTCCGGGTGTGGCAGTTCGACTAGATCCAGATCTATATCAACCCGGTTGCTTGATTGGTAAAGCCCTGCAAGACTACAACAGCGATGCCATTGGCACGATTGAAGTAGCGGTAGGTCGAGCCTAAGACTCACAGAAATATCTGTACTATCATTTGATCGTCATAAATGATAGTACATGACAAATCTCGCACACGCAATCCAACAATCGGGCCTGGTAAAATCCACGATAGATCAGGGCGGAAGCATACATCCCTTGATCATCCCGGCCGAGCTCACAAACGGCACTGGGCTGATGAATCCCAGCATTTATCTGGACAACGACCAACTGGTGGTCAACATACGCCATGTAAATTACACCTTGTATCACTCGGAAAATAAAAAATTCCAACATCGTTACGGACCGTTACAGTATCTACATCCTGAAAATGACCGTAATCTACGCACCTGGAACTTTTATTGCACACTGAACGATGATCTGTCCCTAAAACAAATCACCACAGTAGACACCTCAAAACTGGATGTGGCCCCAATTTGGGAGTTTGTTGGCCTAGAGGATGCCAGAGTATTCAGATGGGACAACAAAATGTATCTGTGCGGAGTACGCAGAGATACCACCACAAATGGACAAGGTCGCATGGAACTCAGTGAACTCAGTGTCAAAACCAATCAAGTAAGAGAAATCAAACGCACCAGGATTCCGGCACCGGGTGCCAATGCCACCTACTGTGAAAAAAATTGGATGCCCATCATAGATCAACCGTTCCACTACGTTAAATGGAGTAATCCCACCGAGGTAGTGCGTTTCAATCCTGTGGATGGAACCACTGTGACAGTGCATCTTGACGAAACCAAGTTTATTTCTGGACAACCTGATTTCCGCGGCAGCAGTCAAGTGATACCGTACGGTAATTTTTACCTGGCGCTCATACACGAAGTTGATCTATTCAAGAGCGAAACTGGTGAAAAAGACGCTGCCTACAAGCATAGATTTTTGGTCTGGGATCGATCCTGGAACATAGTTAAGTTTACTGATGCATTCACGTTCATGAATGCCGATATTGAATTCTGTTGTGGAGCCACATTTTTTGGTGATGACCTGCTTCTGAGTTTTGGATTCCAAGACAACTGTGCATTTATTTTAAGAATGCCCAAGACCATGCTCGAAGAATATCTAGGAGTCTGACATGCTGACACAACGCCTACAAGAATACATACAAAATCCCAATTTGGCCCGGGCCAATTTTGATCTAGGTCGAGAGTATGAGCTGATCGGCCAGACCGGTGCCGCTATCAGTTTTTATCTGCGCACAGCCGAACGATCCAAAACCGATCTAGAACAGTACGAAGCCCTGTTGAGAATGGCCCTGTGTTTTGAACGCCAACGAACACGTGACGACACAGAAAAAGTCATACTGCAAAAAGCCATCAGTCTGTTGCCGCGTAGACCCGAAGCCTATTTCGTACTGAGTCGCTTGCACGAAACCAACCGAGAATGGCATGATGCTTATACCATGGCCAGCATTGGGTTATCTACTTGTGATTTTGATTTGCCCGTACTGTCAACCGATGTTGAATATCCCGGACACTACGGTCTACTATTTGAAAAAGGCGTAGCAGCCTGGTGGGTGGGACAGACTGAACAAGCTCGTGAAATCATGCATGATCTCAAGTTCAGTCATCGTATGAATGAAATATTTACGAACTCGGTCAATAGAAATTTGGCCAGTATTGGATGGCCCAATACCAGATCTGACTACGATCCAACGACTAGTGCTCGTGCTCGTGTACAGTTTTCCGGTCTCGACGCCGTCAAAAAAAACTATGCACAAAGCTACCAAGATCTATTTGTGCTGTCGGCCACCGACGGTAAACGCCGTGGTCGTTATTTGGAAATTGGCAGCGCCGAACCATTTAAAAACAACAACACAGCCTTGCTGGAAACCGAGTTTGAGTGGACCGGAGTAAGCATTGACATAAATCAAGCTGTGGTCACAGACTTTATGAACACACGCAACAATCTTGTGTTTTGTCTGGATGCTACCAAAATTGATTATGCCAAATTCCTTGCCACACTGGGATTTGCCGGCGATATGGATTATCTTCAGGTCGACTGTGATCCTCCCAGCTACTCGTTTGAAATATTAAAACGTATTCCGTTTGATCAATACAGATTTGCCACTATCACGTTTGAGCACGATTACTATGTGGATCCTGCCATTAGAGATCAAGCAAGACAGTATCTCCTATCAAAAGGCTATGTGTTGGCTGCCGGTGATGTGGCCTATAACAAGATACACAGCTACGAAGATTGGTGGATACATCCGGACCTGGTAGATACGGCCATACAGAAAAAACTGGTAGATACCACAGACGGATTGAAGTTCGCCGGCGATTATCTGTTTCCTTCTGTCGACAGCAACACAATCACGGCCGCTCCGGCCATAGTCACTCGAGATAGAACGGTGGCGAGACCCACATCTGACCTGATCAATCCAGATTACATGCCGGGTTTTTGGATAGTGGACGATTTTTATCGTGATCCAGATGCTGTCAGAGAATTCGCATTGAAACAGGAATACGAACCCAGCGGACCCGGTAAGCCATACATAGGCAGTCGTACCTATCAGCAATTTTTGTTTCCAGGCCTCCGAGAAGAATTTGAATATATCATGGGCAGAAAGATCACCGAATGGGAATCACATGGTATGAATGGCCGATTCCAATTTAATGTAGAAGGCGAACCCTTGGTCTATCATGCCGATCTACAACAATGGGCCGCCATGCTGTATCTCACACCCGATGCACCCTACGAAACTGGAACCATGACCCATGCACTCAAAAGCACAGACATACGACATCGTGGTCATCCAGAATTCCATCGTTGTTTTAGACCCGGATCCAGGAATCTCGACAAGACACCGTTTGAAGATGTAGACATCATAGGCAATGTTTACAATAGATTGGTAATATTTAACGCTGGCTATTTACACAGTGCCTGTGGATATTTTGGTTGGAATCAAACAAACTCGCGACTGTGGCAAATGTTCTTTTTTGATTAAAGATAAGTAAAATATGGACGCACGATATCGCACAGACTACCCCGGAGAATTTGTAATAACAAACACACGCTGGGCCGGTGGCAAAAAAGAAGAAACACGCGAGTGGATCGCCAACCCAATTGAAAATCATCACATAAGCGGACGTGCAGCCTGTATAGGACATACTGCAGAGAAACAGTATTTTGATTACACGCGATTGCAACGTCATCGCGGCGGGTTGTTGGGCTCAAAAAAGTTACAGACCTATGGCACAGGTGATATCGCTCGAGAAATGCGACTGGACTTTGCAATTGAAACACGCCGAGATCAGTTGGCAGACCTGATCAAATCCGATTATACCAAAAACAATATCGTGTATACCGATGCCAGAAACTGTATCGCCAATCCTGGCGAATTTTATCTTGTCCCTTACAAGCCCAAACTGTTGGATCTGGTCATGCTCATGTACTTGGCAGCATTTGATGGCCATAGCGAAATATTCATGCTGGGGTATCATCGAGAAACTGAAACCGGCCATCCTGGCTGGATCGATCAGGTCTGTGAAGTGATGCGGGCCTATTCAGGAACTCAATTTACTTTTGCTGGCGAACCCACCAACATGCCCGACGCTTGGTTGGATCTGCCCAATGCTCGAGCACTGAGTTACAGAGACTTTATAGGTTATTGCGATATCTGAACCTGGGCTTCCATCACCTGGATCTTGTCTTGCACAGCATCAAAATTCACAGTGCTCCACAAGCCCGGATGTAAAGGTTTTGGCCAACGACCAGATGCGATCCAGGCCCAGCCCACGTGTTCGTTGTTCAACACAGGTGTAAACTCGTTGCTGACACTACAAAAAAACGTGTGGTAGGCAAAACTCGAGTCGGATGTGGTAAATTTTTCCAAAGGTACCAATTTTAAATACTCGGGCATCGTGCCCAATTCTTCCGTACACTCTCTGGTGATGGCCTGCATCAGTGTTTCTCCGCTCTCAACACGCCCGCCGGGCAGTCCCCAAGTGTCTGGATGTTTGTGATCGTTGCGCATGAGGTATAGATAACTGTGAGTTTTTACGCTATAAAACCAGATTCCTACAGCGTTTACAATACCAGTGTCCATAGACCTCCTTTATACAGTCCCTGGTAGCTCTTGACCCAGGCCGCCCCAGTCCAGCGATACTGTAGTTCTGTGGTTATGTTTGTGACATATTGATAGTTGTTGGGACTGGTGGTGCTGTCAAAAGCAACCACCCAACTACCGCCATCCCATTCCACGATGTCATTGGCCTGGGCCACCATGGGTTGCCCGGCCTGGCCAGACCATGCGGCAGCATTGGCTGTGTTGTCGTTCCAGCTGCCGGTTCCTTCGGTCAGCAAATATCTTGTGCCTTCCACAGCGTCGGGCAAGCCAGCACCGGGTCCACTCAGCAATGGATTGATCACAGCGTCAACTGGTGACAAAGTATTGGGCGGCACAGTATCGACATTGACATTAAACAACAGGAATCGATCATCACCGGGATCAAATGTCACAGTGCCGATCACTTCGGTGCCATCTGGTTGTTCTAGACTGACATAACTGATCCCCGGTCTCAGTGTACCATACATGCCGACCACAGAGGCCCACATGAGATTGCTGTTGGGACTGTCTGGTGGTGCCAAGCTGGCATTGGATTGATCGACCACCTCGGGTTCTCTTAACACCTGCAAGGTATTGTTGATCAACAACACCTGATAGTTGAATGGTGTAAATGCCTGTCTGGTTCCTAGCAACAAATCGTTGTCAGTGATGGCAAGACTAGCATCACCATTGGCATCATAGATGCTGGCCACGATGCGTTCGACCACGCCCAGCTTCTTGACCTTGGCTGGACTGCTAATCCACATGGGTAATTTGAATGTCAGGGTGGCTATGTCAATAGGATTTTCTGTGCCTACCGGAATTTGTCTGCTGGACCACGTGACATCATCCAAATACACCGTACTCAAACTGGTCCAATCTATGTAGTTGTCGGTGCTTTGTATTTCCAAACTGGGATTGAACAACACCAGGATCTGTTCTAGTAACTGCATTTTTTGATTGGTATTTGACGTCCACATGTCCAACTTCAAGGTCAGTTCAAACGGTACTGGCATCAGTCGATCTATGGTAAACGCATTGCCTTGTGTGGTTTCGTAACTGTCGGTCATGCTGTCGTAGGTTCTTTGACGCACCTGGATGGTGCTGACAAAGTTGGGTTCCTGGATCATGGCTCTATTATACTTGAGATCAGTGATGTAAAAAGTCATCAGGGGAGTGCTGGGTAGTTCGTTGGCTGAATTTTGCTGTATGATGGTTTGAGCCTGACGACTGCTGTCACCGTAGCGTACAGGAACACGAACTAGAGTATCGTTTTTGCCTTCTTCGTTGCGTCCATATTCAACCTGGAAGTTGCTAAAAATCCTGGCAAACTGTAACAAGAAACGACGTAGCTGCTCGTCATAAAAATATTGTGTAACTGCCATAATTATCGTCCTGGAGGTCTTGGGTTTGGTGGTAAGTCACCACCTTGATCACCATTGTCGGCTAGCGGTTTAAGTATCTGGCTGAGACTTTGACGACTCGGTATGTTGCCCATATCGGTGGTGCTCACTGTGTATGTATTGTTCACGAAGCTGTTGCGTTGAGTTTGTGCAGCCGGTGCCAGATCAAGATCAGTACGTACTGCTGATTCAATACTGACCCAACGTCCGCCATCGTAACGGAACAATCTATTGGGGAAGTAATCTAATCGCAAGGCGTAGGTACCAATGACCGGATTGGGCGGAAAACTAACACCTGGCACAACTGGCAATCCGTTTGGTGGCAGTAGGTATCCGGTTTCAGGATCGTAGCCGCCGGTCAAGTAACCCAGCGTGTAGCCAAATCCGGTCGGAGTGTCTCCCACGCCGGTCTGTGTGCCGCTGACCAAACTGTTATCATCACTGGCCAACAGTCCATCTCCACTGGGACCTCCCAGTTGATTGGTTGGCAAGATATAAAATTTTGTGGTATCATAACCACTAAATGGCACATCCACATAGGCCTGTGTCAGTAACGCATCATTGATCTCAAGATCTTTGGGACGAGTGCTCATACGGTCGCCCACTGTGGCCGGATTGGGGATAGGGGTCCAATAGGCAGTGTCGGTTATGGGTGTGCCTGGTGGCACCGGCCCCTTGGCCTGATAGTAATTTGTACCATCCAACACTGTGGTTCCTCCTGGATAAAAATTTCCTGGATCCCATATGTTGTCGGGCATAAACGGTTTATTCACGATCTGCTGGAACTCTTGAGCATTCACCATGGGTGTGGCCTTCACACGCCACAGGTGCGGCAACCAAGTTTGGCTGAATCCCTCTGACGCATAGCTGGCATCTTGTATCACATAATACTTGGGCAACGGTAGTGGTATAGTTGGATCTAACGGATAGTAATCTTTTAGGTTGGGCAGTTCTAACACATCGCCTGACATCAGCTTACGACCAAAGGTGTCAATCATTTTATTGTAGGCAAATGTAATAAACAATGTGTCATTGTTTAGGAACAGGCCAAATTGTGTAAGATCAAAATCAATGTCTTGCTGTCGATACACTCCGCGCATGATATATACATCAGGATCATAGGCTCGGTCTCGGTTTTCCAATAACAGCAAATCTTCGATGTACAAGGGATTTGAACTATCGTATACTGGTAATGTAGCATCATTGTTGCCGGGATTTGGTGAGTTATCTACAATGGGACCCAAATATTTGTGGCAAAATACGTCAACTCCTCCCACGGTATACATTTCGGTTATCGTGCGATCAAAAAATTGATAGTCGGCTGTGCGATTTGGGCGGTAAAGGCTAAGTCTTGGCATAGTCAAGTATTTACCGCAAAGTTTGACCAAAAAGTCAAAACAGGATAAAATACTATATGGACCAATTACTAGAACGAGTAGCTCAAGCCGAACGCCAGATCGCCGGTATACGCAACCGAACAGCACGTAGAGATCTGATCAAAATGCTCAAACCCATAGATTCTGCTCTAAACAACATGAGCAAAGAAAGCGTGGAGTGCCGTAGATTGCATCGAGCAACTGCTCGTTATCAACAGCTAGAGCAAGAAGCCCAAGATTTAATGAGCCATTTAGAAAAATACCTTACATTTGCCTGTTTGTTGGGCGGTTGACTGCAAATGGATAGGATGCTACAATTAACAATAAAAATACCCAAGGACACACTGCATGGTCAAGACTAAAAAAATCATTTCAGAAGTTAAATCATTGAATCCACGAAGCGCCGATGTAAAATACACTGGCTCTGAACCGGCCTGGCGATTGGTGCTAACTGATGGAGACAGGACCACGGCCATGCTCCGAGCCTTTGCCTGGTACAACTATCACTACAGTAAACGAGAAGCCAAAGACATGATAGCCCACTGGCTAGAACACCATGATAGATCGCGTGACGCCAAGTTATTGAGAGGTAGTCCCGACA